TTCCCTTGCGCCAGGTCTCCAATGGAAGTACCTGCAAGGTTGGGAGATAACCCAAGTGCAGATGATTTAAGAGCTAGAAACAGAATGGCAGCGATGGCCCATAGAGATAGGGAGCAGAACAGACCAAGAAGAGTAAGGATTGAAAGAAGTTTGCAAATGGCAGAAGAATTAAAAGATCGAACTATTTACCAGAGCTACCACTGTGATAGTCGAGGTCGTTTTTATACGAGTAATAAATATGTAACAACGATGGGACCAGATACAGAGAAAGCTTTGCTGAACTTGGATAAACCGCAACCCGTGGATGATACAGCGATGAAATGGTTACTTAGAGCAGCGGCGGGACATTACGGATTGTCAAAATCTAGCTGGAAAGAGAGAGAAAAATGGGGAGAAAATAATATTAAAAAAATTTCTGCCATTGCTCAAGATCCCTTTGGAAACCTTGACTTATGGAGGGATGCTGATGATCCCTGGCAATACCTTCAACTCTGCAAGGGTGTATATCAAGGGCTAAGAGATGGAGAATCATCAGCCGTTATTCGCTTTGATCAAACCACTTCAGGATGCGGTATTCTCTCCGCCCTCGTAAGAGATAAGAAAATCGGCAGGCTATGCAATTTATGGGGTGACGATAGACAAGATTTATATACGCAGGTAGCCGAAAGAGTTACAGAAAGATTGGTCGAAGACCTGCAATTCGGAGAAGACAAAGAAAAGGCTCTAGCAGAGTTGTGGTTAAGCAGGGGAATAGATAGGTCGTTAACTAAAGGACCAATACTTGCAAGTCCCTATGGAGGTACATATATGTCTCTATGCGATTCATTAGTTGAAGCCCTGGACGAACATCTTGGTTATGTCCCTCTAGAAGAATTTAATTTCAGGGTTGCAATGCCAGCAAAATATTTAGCTCGTCATCTTTGGAGTGAATTAAAAGACGAAATTAGTAGCTGCTTAGAAGTAAAGAAATGGTTGATGAAAATAACAAGAAAAATCATGCAATTGTATCCAGTTGAATACACAATGCCTTCAGGATGGCCTATGAGGTTTGCTGACAGAGAACCAACAAAAAGAACTGTAGTAACAAATCTATTTGGCAAGAAGATAAATATAAATATTCAAGACCAGCCAGTAAACGCAAAACTAAGCGCAACACAAGCTAATAAAGGTGTTGGAGCCAATTTCGTACACGGGCTAGATGCAGCATATCTAGTGATGCTTATGGATAAACTCTACGCCCCCGAGATTGATGTTGTAGTAAACCATGATTGTTACGGGGTCGCAGCAATCCATGCTGATAAGTTCCATAAAACCCTGTTAGAGACTATGAATGAATTTTATCAAGAAGATCTATTAAGCCAGATACATCAAGAGATCTCAGAGAAAACAAGTCTTGTTCTTCCAAAACCACCAATGGTGAATACGCTAGACCCTGTATCAATTGGCACTAACCCGTACTTGTTTTCTTAATATATTTACTTTACATATATGCAAATAACTTAACTCCATATATAGTGTATAGGCAATAGCGCTTATACGACCAATGCAACTACAGCAGACACCAAAAGCCCCATGTCAATGGTTTAAAGGATTAGGGGAGCCAGAGCCAAATAAATTTGAGCCAAATTCACCACCTTTTTGGGCAACAGATTTGATCTTTAATTTAAATATTAAAGCTCATAAAGAGTGGTTTGAAATGCAGGAAGGTGAAGTCTCAAGGCAGCATGGAGTAAACGCAAAAGCTCATGCTAATGCTTTACCTTTCAAGACAAAAGATGATGGAACAGTTATATGGACTTTCAAGTTAAAAAGATTTACTAGGAAGTCTGACGGTGGATTTACTTCAGGCCCATTAGTTGTTGACAGCAAGAACAACGCATGGGATTCAGAAAAGCTTATTGGTAATGGATCAGAGATACGAATTGGTTATGACCTTTATCCCTGGAAGGGGCCGAGTGGCGTAGGTCTTTCTTATCAGATGAGACAAGTTCAGATCATTGATTATGTCGCTTACGAGCGCTCCTCAAGTTCGCAATTTGATGAAGTTCAAGGCGGTTATGTCTCGGCTTCAGATGTTGTCTTCGATGCCCAGGGTTGAGTTCACCATACCCATTGTTCCTAAGTCCAAGGCGAGGCCCAGGTCTTTCCAAGGACAAAAGGTTCCATACATGGATCCTAAATACAAACAATGGAAAAAAGATGTATGGAGCCTTGCTTCTGAATTTTGGACACAAGATCCATTAAAGAAATGCAAGGCCATCATTGTTATCTTTCATGGCCCTGCAAGGGGTGACTTGGATAATCTTCTTGGTGGAGTACTTGATGCCCTGACCAGCGTAAAAGCAAAAGGCAGGCAACCGTTTGAACCAAGACTTTTTGAAGATGACAACGTGAAAGTTATTGATGACATTCATATTCGATGGGTACATGAACCAAAAGTAGGTAACGCAAAAATTTACTTCCAGGTCTTTTATTAATGTCACTGCTTCAACAATTCATAGCAATTGCTTGTATTAGCTACTTGCTTTATGTCTTTCTAAAAATCTTTATCAATCATCCGTAAATGAACTGTCCACATTGTTTAGCTGGCTCTTCTGAGGTGATAAGGGTTGCCACTAGGGATTTTAAAGGAGTTCCTTATGTGCAAAGACGAAGAAGATGCAACTCTTGCCATCAAAAATTTTCCACTTACGAAGCCTCTGATCTCAAAGTTTTAGCCAACAAAGTTAGCGGTACTGCTTCATTGCTTAGAGCAATTGACGAGATGAAAGTCGAGATGGAGGCGAATGGGTGAATCCAAGTTTTTACGCCATGAGCCTTGCGATTGCGGGAGCAGTGACGGCCTTGCGGTTTACACGGATCATTCGTACTGCTTCGCCTGCAACAAATACCAAAAAGGTGAAACAGAAGAAAAGGAAAAAGATGCCCGACCGAACTTTATTCCGCCAATAATGAAACCAGTATTTAAGAAATGGGAAGACGAAACTTACAGAGCTATCCCAAGAAGAGTCCTGGAGCAGTACGGCATACAAAAAACAGAGACAGGAGTTGTCTTTGAGTATCGAAATAAAGAAGGAAAAGTTATTGCACACAAACACCGAGTCCTAAGCGATGAACAAGAATGACCGAATCAGTTGGAGCGGAAAACCCAAGGAAGTCACAGGGTTTGGTTCACATCTCGTCAATCCTAAGCGAGTTGATGGAATCGCAATTTGCGAAGGGGAATTTGATGCCCCCTCAATTACCTACGCCACCAATGGAAAAGTCGTAGGTATCTCAGTGCCAAATGGCGCTCAATCAGCAGCAAACTTTATTCGTAAAGACCTTGATTTCTTCTCACAAGCAGAACGCATTTACCTTGCGATGGATATGGATGAGGCTGGTAAAAAGGCTACATCAGAAATTGTTGTCTTATTTCCAGCAGGCAAAGTTGTTCGTATTGACTGGCCTAAGAAAGATGCCAACGAAACCCTGGTCGAACTTGGAAGCATGGTCGTTAAGGATGCTGTTTATGCCGCAAAAGAGATACGCCCAGATGGGATCAAGCCAGCGTCAAGTTATGCAGGTTTAGTTAATAAACCACCCGAAAGAAAAGCTACTGATTTCGGTTTTCATTTTTGGAACCGACTTACTCCTAGTTACGATAATCAACTGATTATTCTTGTAGCTGGTAGTGGAATTGGTAAGACTACGCTGCTTCGAGCATTAGCTATTGCTGATATGGAACAGGGATTGAAAATCGGGTGGATAGGACTAGAAGAAACTGCGGAAGAAGCCGTCTTTAGATTTGTAGGGATGGCAGCAGGTGTTCAGATACATGCAAGGCAAAACTATGCAGGACTAACAGAAAAGCAATTAGATGCTATTTCTTCAGCCGATAAATTTGTTTGCAACTCAGGAAAGTTAGAGCTATTTGATCACTTTGGTTCTCTTGATGAAGATGTCATTCTTCAAAGGATGAACTACATGGTCAGGTCACTTGGATGTACGCACATCTATTTAGACCACCTGACGATTATCAGTTCAGGGTTGGCTCAAGATACAAAGCATATTGATTCTTTAATTACAAAGATTAGAAGTTTTATCGCTTCTACAAAATGCACAGTTATCGCTATTAGTCACCTAAATCGCTCGTCTTCCCAACATAAGAACATGGAGGACGGAAGTATTCCTGAGTTATCTGACATCAGAGGCAGTCACAGCCTGGTTCAATTAGCGGACACAATTTTTGCCGCAGGTCGCAAGAGAGGAACAGACACAACACATTCTTATTGTTTGAAAAATCGAATGCTCGGACGCTGTGGATATGCAGGCAGTTTTGAGTTTAACGAAGAAACCCAATTTCTAGATCAAAAATGGCTCGACCCATCACTCCAATAGCTCCCAGAACTTCAGACTTTGATCGTTATCACGATGATGACAAAGTTTGCGTTGATTTTGGAACTCTAAAAAAAATGCTTTCAGAAGCTTACGTCCACTACAACAAAGCTTTTGACGATAAAGATCGTTTTGAGCAAGGTTACTGGGACGGTTCTATTCGTCAACTTCATTACATGCTGGAGCTACACGGACAATGATTTACAAATCCAACCTCAGTCAGAACAAATACAGGGTCCGTCTATTTGGACCTAACCATGAAAAGTTTGATGAATACTTTGTCTCTGATATGGCTAGCGGAGCCTGGAGGCAAGCCATTGAAAAACACAAAGACCATAAGGCAATCGTTCTTGATTGGGAGTCCCTTTAATGCAAGGTCAACAACATCTATCTTTCAACGAAAAAATCGCCAATGCAGAGAAGCGTATTGATGAATTGAAAATTTTAATCAAAACGTGGAAAAGCAAGCGTGATCGTTTAAATCACACCAGAGCAGAAATCAAATGAAACTAATTATCGACATTGAAACCATTGCTTATCGCCATGCCAGCAGCAATGAAAAAGAGTATGAAATCAATGATGGATTATGGGGTTATTTCTGTGATGTAGAAACTGCCAAGTTTGGTATTGAGCAGGACATCGAAAGGTTTATTAGCTTTGCTCCTGATCACACTCCTACTTTAGCGATAGGAGATAAAAACAATTTCAGGTATGGAGTTTGGCCTACCTATAAAGGACAAAGAAGAAAGTATCGAAAGCCAGCAGGTTATGGAACTTTAAGAGAGTGGTATAGAGAGAACTGGGAAGTTAAACAGATCCCTAATGTTGAAGCGGATGATGTTGTTGGGTTAATCGCAGATGATGGAGATATTATTGTCTCTGGTGATAAAGATTTAAAGACGATTCCTGGTCTTCACTTAAGCGGTGAGGAGGTCGTTGAGATAAGTCAGAGAGAAGCAGATATGAACTTCTATAAACAAGTCCTGGTCGGGGATGTAGCGGATAATTTTCCAGGATGTCCCACTATTGGCAATGCAAACCCAATGTTTAAAAAAGACAATTGGATTCATGCCCCTAGCGATATGGTCTTATGGGCAATTGTTGTAGAAACTTTTGCAAAGGTCGCAAAGAAATATCCAGAAAAAACCCCTGCTCCTTTAAAGATGGCGAGATGCGCTCGGATCCTAAGGGCAGGAGAATACGATTCAGTTACAGAGCAGCCACTTCTCTGGACTCCTCCAATGGAGCCTGCTCGCTGGTAGCTTCAATGTGTAAATTCGTGAATACGCAATGGTAAGGATGTGAAGGATCACTCCTCCCAGATTTTTCGTATAGATCGTTTTGATATTTCACACGATCCATATTGTTCTTTAACTCATTATTCATTTCTTAGTCTTCATTAAACTTCTCTCGATTAGGGCCACTGCTCCATCATCAAGAGTATTGTCTGTTGATTTAGCTAAAGCATGTAATAAATCAATAATTAATTTTTTAGTGCTTTCACTTTTTAGAAAAGCAAAAAGGATTGGTCGTACTAAAAGAAGCATAAGAAGAGTGTATATGCTATTAAGATAGTAGTTACACGACCGTAGAGCAATTATGGATGAACAAGAAGAAGAAAAAAGTGGTTCAAGTTGGCTCTCCAGCGTCGTACAGTTGACTATTCTTGGGTGGTCGCTCGGAGTGATTTCTATTTCGTACTTCGGGAACACTGTCAGGCAGATCGATACGACTTTTGCCGCAGGCCTTTTGTCGGCTAGTCTTAGTCAGTTCGGAATTAACGTGAAAGGCAAGAATGGCAACAAAAAGAAAGATAAAGTTATAGTAGATAACAAAGATACACGGGCGGGGATCAAATGAAGCGACTACTCACGCTACTGCTTCTATTCAGTTCGCCTGTATCTGCTGAGATTACGACTAAGTACGTCAGATCAGGGCAAATACAGGTTGATATGCCTTATGTCGTGACCAATAAGGCGGGGTCGAGTTACTCGCTCCAGGGCGACAATCTGACGCTATCAACAGGAACAGGAGATTCACTTGTCACTAACGGTATAGGCGGATTAAATCTTTCCAGTATGACCAATGGAGTTCCAGGATTAACGCCAACAAAGACGGTTATTGCTAATACTGGCAGTGCGTTCAGCAAAAGTGAATCGGTATTTTTAGGCGATGCAACGCAATCGGCTGTAGCACCTAGTAGTGGAATCGCTTCATTACCAGTTTTGAGTGGTCAAACGACAATTGGCTCTGGAGGTACAGCAGGAAATTTAAGTGCAACCTTGACGAATAATAATTATGTTTGTGCTGGAGGTGGATCGGGTACTAGCTGCATAACTTCTACTTCAGTTACTATTACTCTTGACTAAATATATATGGTTATTATTAATATTTATACCCCTGAGAAACGCAGTTGCACAACCGATAGTACCTCAATTCAGATCAGGAACGCTCTCTACCCAGAGTTCCAGCGAGACTTTAATTAATGAAACGATTTCGAGTTATCAATACTCTGGTGCTACATGGTCAGCAAACGGCACGAATGTTAAACCAATTGACGGATCAGCAGTTAATCCAGCAACAACACTTACAGAATCACAATCAACGGGAGGCGTAGTTTATAAATGGACGACACCAGACATAAACAGTATTCCTCGTTTCGAGATAGTCAACGAGGCAGAACCATTCAGTCTGACAACATATTCGAAAAATTCAGGGCTAGATACGATCACAATAATACAAAGACAAATTCAAACCTCTACTCAAAGCAGCTCAGAAAGTGTGTTCGGAATGTAGCCTTATTATTAGCATTCATAACACCTGAAACCCTGGCCTCAACAACGGTTTCTAGCCCAAACGCAACCAGTCAAGGAGTCGTTAATAATAATGCCAGCATGATTTTACCTTCATCACATTTTACGAATAAATATAGTCAAGGGATTGTTTGCTCAAGCCCTACGCTAACTCTGTCACCGTATGTTTCCAAGACTCATAGTTTTAATTTACCCAGGGTTCAGACCAGTGTTACGCCCATCTATGACGAGGATACTGGAGACGTTCTTTACCATTCTGAGCTACCTCGATTTGAGAAGGACTCTCATAATTACAACTGGGGAGGTGCATTGCAGTTCACTGTTCCACTAGGGAAAGGAATAGATCTTTGCCATAAAGCTGTAAGAACAAATATTGAGGCTCAGGAGCTATTGATTACATCAACACGGCTAGATATAGAACTCAAAAGACTTCGCATTTGTACGGAGCAAGCCAAGCTCGGAGCAGTATTCACAGGAAAATATGCTGTTAGTTGCGAAGGTATAAAAGTAACTATTCCCCCTGGTCAGGTGAAGCCTCACGTTCACTCTCTTTCTTCTTCCGAGAAGTAAGTTTCTTCACTAAGTTTTTTACTAAAGGCTTTATTGCAGAGATTATGAGAGGTGAGGTGGCGGCTATTAATCCTATTGCCGCAGTATTAACCGCAAGGGCTGGAGTAGGGAACCATTGCTCCACCCATTGAACATCCTCATACAAAGTTTCACAATCTCCAGTGATAGTTTCTTTATGACCAATAACTCTCTCTAGTTTCTTTTCATTTCTATAGTCACCTACTCGCTGATCATTTGGCCCAGGACAAGGTTTAAAAGTCTCTTCTTCTTTCTTCTTTGGTGTTTCTGGTATATCAGAGTTTGCTGCTGGTAACTCAGGTTGAGGAGAATTAATAGGTGCTTCTTCTACAAGAACTAACTTATCGGGTTCATAAGACATAGGAAAGAAATGAGGAATCTCCCCGCAAGGTGAGCTATATGAAACCCCATTCTTATCTGCTAATAAAAGATTATGGTTGCCAGTATTTGCTAAGTCTCGATGGGTATAGGTGCATCCAGGAACAGCAATCGTTAAGACAGGAGGTAGAGGAACATTAGGTACATACACTTCAGGGATATGTATCTCTGGTATTTCAGGAACTTCCATCTTTTGCTTTTAGACGAGCAATCTCTAGCTCACATTTATTCACTCTATGAAAAAGTTCTCTTATATCTTTCTGTCTACGATTAATAGCAAGGACAACAGCAGAAGCTAATGCCCCTGCTATAGCTGGTAAATATTCCATTACATAGGTATTCCCAAACCTGTTGTTGATGGCAATGTTTTTTCAATAGTCTTTGGCAATTTCTTTTGTATATCACCCATTAATTTGTTCTTTACTTTTAACTCAAACTGTGGACTCTGGACATACTTAAATAGCATGAAAGAACCCACAGCAAGGCTTCCGCTCACTAGAAGACCAACTACTGCACAAGCGTCTATTATCTTTCTAGCCATGAAAAAGCAATAACTACTAGTGAGTATTACATCATCGTAGATATTTAGCCAGCATTTTCAACTGGTGCAGGAACTACTTCCTCAAACTGTGTTCCATCTGGTGTAGCTTTAACAGCATTTTCTTCACCAGTTAAAACTGCATAACGCTCTTTAAGTTGAACTTGTGCAGATTGA